ACTTCTTCATCATCCTCAACGACTTCTTCATCATCCTCAACGACTTCTTCATCATCCTCAACGACTTCTTCATCATCCTCAACGACTTCTTCATCATCCTCAACGACTTCTTCCTCTTCGAGACCGATGTCTACATCACTTTCAGGTTGATCATTTTCACTTAACAAATCTTCGTCAGGGATGCCTAGGTCGGCGATATTATCTTCCTTATCCTTTGAAATAGTAACTTGGCCTTTTTTGATTAAATTTTCTGGAAGAACGTATGCAAAATTATATTGTTTGCATGTGATTATATCTTCCTCCGTTAGATTCTTATTACCTTCATCTGGATAATATACCGATAACTTGTTTTGTCTCCTTATCAAAAATTAACCCTGTTTCAGAATGCATATAATCACCGTTATCATTTCTCCTGATCTTAAATTCACTAGGGACAACTTTACTCTTGATCACTTGAGGGGGCTCCGGCACCTTTTGCTTCTTCGTTTTCGATTTGCTCTTAGCTTTAACAGGGCTAGGTACATCGCTAACTGTAGCTCCAGTAAGCATCGCTATCAATTCTATCTTTTTCAATTTACTATAATTTTTCTTACCATTTGATTTACACAAGGCCTTAAGAGTTGCGGTCGACTTACCCATTAGTTCTGATGCTGTAAATGTTATCCCCTCTTTTGTCACACTTGATCCGGGGTCTTGTGAGCTTGCTCCTATTCTAATTTCATTTAGTTCTTTCAAAGGAATATCATAACGTTCGTGTATTTTTTGAAAAAAATCCTTTACGGTTTGATCTATTAAATCGTTAAGTCTTTTATTAAAATCTGCAGTGAAACCAGACATTTTTTATGTTCTCGTGATTATATTTAAATCAATTTCTAAGTTTTATAGATTTTAATAAAGATGGTGATAATATTTTTGACGCTACTTGGTATGGGTGTAATTATAGCTGCAATTTTTTTGATTAAACAAGATACAGATAATAATCAAAATTTAGAAGAAGGGGATTTTTTTACATGTGGTATGAACGGTTGCAAGCCCAATAAAACAGGGGAACACAGAACTTATTCATCTTGTTTAAAAGCTTGTCGAAGTTATGTTAACGAAAAAGGTAAATGCAGACAAGTTGAAGGTGTTCCATGGGATTCTTTTAGCGATTTGAAAGCTTGCTATCGCGATACAACGTAAGATACTCTTCATTGATACTCCCTAATGTTTTTTTATTACAATCCTTGCATGTTTGTATATCTACATCTAAGACGCAGTCACTAAATTTAAATTTTGTGTGAGTTTTATATTTGGATGTAATTTGACCACAAAAGTAACAAGGAAACATCCACCCCTTCTTCGACAAACTTTCTTGATCCCAATCGTGCCTGGTATCATACCAGAAATGCATTTTTATTATACTTTGATAATAAAAATTTACCAACCCAAATCAACATCTTCCTCATCTTCGTCGTATTCCTCTTCGGAATCATTGGATTCATCATACTCTTCGTCTTCCTCCTCATCACCGGTTGCCACGTCTTCTTCCTCATCACCGGTTGCAACGTCTTCCTCCTCATCACCGGTTGAAATATCTGATTCTTGATCGGAACTAGAAGTAGTTTGTGAAGAGCTTTCTTCGTTCTCATCAGATGAAGATGATACACTATCACTTGTATCACAGGTGCTTTTATCACTATCTACCAGCTTCATTCCCAACCTTTGAATAAGCCCACACCATTTTTCTCTTATCATAGTTCTTTTCTCATACTCGAAATTAAGTTTTTGAATCATGCGTTTCATGTCGCATATTTCCGGCTGGCCTTTTCTTACGATTGTTTCTGAACCATCCAAGCCGTCTTCTCCATACGCGAACTGTACAATGCTACCGTTGGCGTACCTTACGGTTCCGTCATAATGTGTAGATATATCTTCGGCGACCTTAATAAGTTTACGTTGTATGTAACCAGTTCTTGCCGTTTTCATAGACGTATCTGTAACTCCTTCTCTGCCCGTAATCGCGTGAAACCAACCCTCCTGGGGAGACAAACCATGAATAAAGGAATTCCGTACAAATCCCTTGGATTCATATTCGACATCTTGAGTCATTTTAGAAAAGGGATAATGCACTAGAGGTCTGCGATTTTTATTCAGAGCTGGTTTAATCCGCTGCCCTGAAAAATTTTGTTGACCCATTAATCCCGCGATCTGAGCGATGTTAAAAAAATCTCCTTTCGACCCGGAAGTCACAGTTGAAATAAAATTATTATCTTTCCGTAAAGCGTCTTTGGCCAATTTCATACCAATATCTCTGGCTTTACTCAAAGCTTCATTGATCTTGGCTTCTTTGATGATTGGATTTTTTGTAGTCTGCTCAGCAAGAGTGGCTTCCATAAAACATTTATCTATAGCCATCTTGATTTCTTCCTCTTTTGTCGCGATACAATCTTTGATTCCTACTGAAAATCCATGATACATAAGCCACTCATTTGGTAAAAACTGGACATTATCTATAAAATCAAGCGCTACTTGTACCGGATATTCTTTGATTATAATTCGGAGAATGGACGAATGTCCTCCTCCTAAATCGGATTTAGAAATAGTTCCCGCTAATAATGTGCCCTCTTTAATAATAACAACAGGTTCATCAGGATTTGCACCAGTGCGTTTTTCATAAAAGAAATTATCCGGTAACATCATTGAGAAAAGTCCTCTACCAGAGTAGACAGACCATGGTTTGTTGTACTTTTTTAAGACACGAGTAATTCGACGCTCTTTTTTATTAATCTCTGAAATAGACCATTCGGATTTGCTGCAAATATTGTGAAAACGTGATTTGGTCATTTTCATATCGGGTTTGGTCATCAAATAATTAGCAAGAAGTGAATCTTGTACAATTTTTAAGTTTGATTTACTTGATTGTGCTGATGTTAACAAATGTTTTGCATGTGACAGTTCATGTAGTTCCGTTCTACTACGATGATTCTGGGGTACATGAATATTCATTTCATCACCATCAAAATCAGCATTGAAGGTACTTGTGATCGCTAGAGGCATTCTGATGGTTTTTCCATGTCTGATTACAACGGTTTGTGCGATCATAGAACCCTTATGAAGTGTGGGTTGCCGATTAAGAAGTACAATATCTCCGTCTCTTAGTTGCCTTTCAAGTTTATCTCCAATTTGTAATGCGAAATTTTTTCTACCCGGTAAAGACACATCTTTTTTCTTTCCGTCCCGTTTAAATTTATCACCCTCTTGCAATTCGAAATCAACAGTCCATGGACCTTTGTCTGTTATTGTAAATTTTGTTTTGTTTCTAATTACAATATCACCCTCCTTCAATATAGTACCATGAGTTCTTGTCGCGTATTTAAGATTAATACGGGATTTACCCCTAGTTACTACATTACATAGATCTTTGTCTACAAGAAGTTGCATTTCGTGGATGTTATATTGATTTATGTTTTCTGTCACGGTCAATATTTTAGCAACTTGGGGAGGTATAGCTATTTGCCCAGTTTTAAGTGTAGGATCTGGGCCGATGACTGTTCTCGCTGCTTCTTCAACGCGCTTACCCATAAGATTTGATCTAACCTGTCCTTCTTTGCCGGAAATCCTTTTCTTGAACCCCTTAAAAGGTCTCCCATTCGTGTGTTTAGCTTTATTCTGACTGTTATCAAATAAAGCTTTCACCCGAAATTTAATTGATTGATGGTATTTTTGTCTTTTATTCTGGGGTGTATTGGGATTTGCCAAGTGATTGTTAATTTTGATTATTTCTTGGTATTGAATGGTTATATCGTCATCACATGTCATACCATCAGCAATTACATAAGGTCTGTCAACTGGTGGTAATACCGGTAAATGCCAGAAAACTAAATTTTTGGGATGCATCATTTCAGGATTAAATCCCATCAACCTAACCTCATTATCTGCGATGTTTTCGAATCTTTTTGAAATTTCATCTGCTGTCAAAGCTATCTTTTCATCTTTCCCGGCAGCATTTTTGTAAGCCATTAAAAAACACGTCTCGGTGGGTGAAAATGTAATTTTAGGTTGCGTTTCGAGACAATGTAAACACGTAGAACTTTTTTCCACGAGTTTCAGTATTCTTTGAAATCTCAAGTTTTGAGTGTACTTTTGTAAATTATGTAACTTGATAAATTCTTCTGTTAGTAAAAATTTGGAGCATTTTACACATAAAACACGAAGCATTTGAAGCACAAATTTATACAAAAGTGGGTGAACTATTGGGATGGACAGCGAAATATGTCCAAAATGTCCAGGACAGTGCCTACAGTCCTGCTCGCAAGTGGGGCATATTTTGTTTCTTTCCATTACTCCCATTCGGGGATCATATACTGTATTTTCTAATGAGTCATTACTTATTTTTGCCGAAGTAACCTCGACAACCGACCTCTCTAGTATCTCCTTGCTTGATAATATTCCAAATTGTAAACTTTCAATGGTTTTTAAATCAGTTAAGCTCATCTTCCACCTATTTCAAAAAAGAGGTGAAAAATTTCAGTTTCGGAAATGATAAGATTTCAAAAAATACAAGTAACCTACTATTAATTCTTTTATGAATGAATAGTAATTTTATAGGTCTGGTAAATGATCAGCATCGTCTTCATCATCAAACACGAGAGCATTTCCTGAATCGACATCATCTTGGAGTTTTCGCATACGCTTGCCAATCCAGCGAACACCTCGCCCGGGTTCTCCCCAAGATTTTGTAAAATAGGTAAGAACATCGTTTTTTACAGGTATTTGATGGTTTGGTAAACTTTCCTTGAACCATTCTTTGAAAGCTGTGTACAACTCCAGAAGAGAAATTTTGGCCTTCGCGTCGTCAATAATACACTCCTCGATAAATTGACGATATATATCGTTTTTCTTCCGATACCCTTCCGTTGCCATTTTAACTTTGGGTGGTTCGATATGTTGTCTTATTACCTTTCGATGCTCGAGAAGCATATATGCAAAAGCTTCAATCATACCAGGGATTTTATCAGCAAACTGTCGATCTTTTGGGAATCTCTTTTGAAGCAATTGCTCTTCAAATGTATCAGGAGCATCATCACAAAATGTTGCTTCAAATGGAAGAAGCCTAATTCGATTCCAAACAGCTTTGTCTCCGTAGGGTAATTGTGGAGGCTCATTACAAATAAGGATAAGTTTAAACATTGGTGTAATCTCTCCACCTTCTTTGAAAAGACCCCGAGCGAAAAATGTGTCATTACCCGAAAGCTCCTTGAGAATACCAATATTAATAACATCCTTTTGATCTGGTTCCTGTAGAACTGCGAATCTTACACCATTACCAGCTCTCACTAGCTCTGGACATGCAGCACTTGATTGAGTTCTCTTTCCAATAATCAGTGATGTCGGTAATTTTACTGAATAATCACCAAGCATTTTTTCAAATAAGGTTTGGGTTACAGATTTCGCATTATCACCCTCACCCGACCAGACTTGTACAATTTTACTTTGATTTCCTCCCACAAATACATCACTCGAAGTATCGAGAAAATAATCTCGCACACTCTTATCAGGAAAAACTTTACTCAAAAAATCGTTCACTTGTTGTACTTCAACCGCTGTGTCGTCAAATCTTTTATATTCGATAGCCATCTGCAAAGATATGTAATCATCTGGACTACCTTCGCGAAAAGCATGTATACGAGTGTCGTATACACCGTTCTGAAATCCTACCAGATACGGATTCTTGTTTAGTTTTTTGGTGAAACTACCGTCGTAAAAAACTTCCATGCATTCTCGCATTACATTGTTTTTAAACGGAGCACTTTTAAGATTATTAACAAGTTTCATTAGTTGCCTGATTCTCTCTTTATACATCGCTTGTTCGCCCTGATCTTGTGCGTTAGCTAGTTTATCAAAATATTCTTTTGACAGTGAACTATATTTTTCTAGGATAGCAGTCGAAATTCTCTTTTTCAAATAAATTCCTTCTTCAATTTCTCTCCATCTGTGGTTTTGATATTGATACCATAATTTATGTCGTATGCTAGCGCAAATAAATTCGGTACCATACAATTCATACAACGCTCTTGCAATATCGTTATGCGATCCTCCCAAAGATTGTTGAATGTATTTTTTAACATTTTCATCTCTCAGCTTATCATAAGCCTTTGGACTGTCGATAGATGCAAAATGTCTCAAGCTACCAATACTGTAATCTTTTTTGACCATTCTATTCCATTGTGTAATACACTCTGTTTCGTCAAATTTGTCATCACATTGTCTGGAAAAGTCGAGCCAAATATCCCTTGCTTCATCACAGCCGTTACCGATGTTGTATAAAATCCAACCTATCCGAATCCATTCGTTTCGATCTTCGGCTCGTTTTCTACTCAGCATCATTGTCAATCTCTTTACCATATCAATATTATTGTGAAAATCCAAGTCCTGTCTTTCTTCACGGGTTCTTTTTGGCTTGATTCTACGATTCACATCCATAGGAGCTGGAAGCCCGGGTTTCAATGTCTTAATATCTCTCCCATAAGCAATGATACTTAAGATACGTGGAAGGTTTTTCTTAATCGATGATTTAATATCGATTTCTGTCTCATCCTTGTCATAGCATTTGTAATTGCTAAACGCGTCTTCCAACGAAATTGTTTTCTGATTACAATCATAAACACTGTCAACTAAATACGAGTCTTTGTCTTCTCCTTTTCTACCGCCATACATCAACCATGGTACTTTACAGTAGCTCGTATCGATTAAACTTGCAGAGTCTACAAAACCGACATCAGCGAATATTTTATTTTTTGCCACTTGGTCTTTTATTCTTGGAATGAGATGTACTTCATGGTCTACGCGACCAAGAAAAATATTGGGAAAATGTAGGTGAAAACCGTGTTTGGTATAAATACCATCCTTCATTCTTGTCAAATAAGGTTTTTTGTTTAGAAAAACACATGTCAGATCTTCATCGGTGTATTCTTCCAGGATTTGTTTGAGTACGTTTTGATATACTTCTATTAGCTTTTTTACGTGTTCTTTGTTGTATATAGAAATTGGTGTATCCTCGTCATCATCCATTTTGCGCCTAATGTCCACATCTACTAATACCGGAAGATATGCCTGTGGCTTTTCAGCGATTCCAAATTTAACTTGAGGATTTTCCTCAAGAGCAGTGCAATATGCGTCCCAAAATTTATCTCTTTTGTTTCTGTCGATGCAGAATTTCCCTCTGTGTTTGAACATGGATACGTGTGTTAAGTACAACGCATCGCTTCTATTCTCTTTTAAAATTTTCCAAGTTACCTTTTCCATTGGCTAGTTACTAGTTATTGGATTTTTTAAAATAATTTTCATTTTTCAATTCCGAAAATAAAAATTTAATTTTATTATTTGTCTATAGTGGCCCCATAAACACGATGATAAGAAACGCTATGTGCAAGGTTTTCGTAAGACAAAATCCAAAATTTATACGTTGAAAATATATCTAGACGGTTAACACCTCTCGCTGAAACACGCAAGTGATATGCAAAATCGCGATTCAAATTAGTAATAAGACGTTTTGTAATACTCCACATAATTTTACTTGCATCTAATTCGTTATTTACAGTGTAAAAAGGTCGATCGTTGATTGAAACGATGTATTTTTTAACGTCTTTATCAACTGAGAAAGTTGTATTGCCGATTGTTTCGTTGTTAGCATCATCGCTGTCATCTTCACTGTCATTATCACTGTCATTATCACTGTCAGCGTCTGTACAGTCTTCATCCTTTTCCTCGTTTTCTGTATTACATACACCACATTCTTCTGTTTCGGTGCTAGCATCTTTCGCTGCCCCTGTTGTTGTAACTTCTGCTTTTACATTGTTATCATTTGCTTCAGAAGTCGTGTCTTCCGAGATTTCTTCTCTATTTTCATCAGCTACAGGAGCTGGGACGGGTTCGCTGGGAATTTGCTTCCATAGAAAACTACTCATTTTCTATTACTTTAAAAAAGTTTAAACCAAAATATTTTTTCTTATATAAAATACGAAATGAATAATTGTAATCAAGAGGAAGAAGTAAAACAGCGGCTTATTGCCGGAATCTCCAGTAATGACAAAATTTACATGGACGAGACCGGTGTGTGTGAAATCATGGGTGACGAGTCAGTTTCGTCCCCGTATTTAACACCTTATCAAACACTTGGAGAGTGTTGCGCAAAGAAAGCGCAGATGTATGAGAATGCGGTGCAAAAAGGAGATCGAGAGACCCTCAGAAATTTAATGGGTAATCCTGATTTATGCGCCGAAGCATGTGAAGAGCAACCTCTAGTGTGCGATCCGCAATCACTTGGAATTAAGGCGAAACCAGGTACTGGAACCTACTATGATTTGTTCATGCAACATGGTGGGACATGTATAATGAAAGATAGAAATGGTAAAATTGTATGTACTGGGCCAGGATGCCCCACTGGACCTGTTCCTAAACCTCATCACCAGGCTTGTAAAAAAGTCGGACAATCTTGTAAAATGACAAATCCTATGGGAAATGTAAAGGATGGTAAATGCGTCAAAAATGAAGGTGGGTTTGAATGCAAGCCACATGGTTTTGGGCAGAATGTGATTGGTGGACCAAGTGGACAACAAAAGAAAAAACCAGGGCCGTCACCGTCACCGTCATCCAGTGGTAAAGGTATGTCCACAGGAGAAATAATCGGTATATCTGCCGGCAGTGTTGTGGGATTGGGATTACTGGTTACTCTTGGAATGGCTATTGCTAAATAATTGTGTAATATATCTTTTTTAGAGATATTACATCTAATCTTCTTTTGGTGGATTTTCAAGGTCCTTAATAACATCTGACTTTTCGCTCTCTTCAATTTCAGCGACCTCTGGTACAGAATCAAGTTTTTTCTCCTCTTGCGGTGGTGGGTCATCTGGCTGTGCTCGTCGTTCGACTGTAACGGTGTTACCGGCCAGTCTAGAAACCAGATAGTTAGGATCGTCCTTGATTGCCAGATTGTCTTGCTCTTTAGCGTATGCTTCAAGATCATTAACGTCTGTGTTAAGATATTTCATAAAACTTTGATCGTTTTTATCATCAGGAATACCGGCGGATCGTCTCGCCTCCATATATCTGTCGTAGTATCTAACAGCATAGTCTGAGTCCTCGTCGTCCATCTCTTGAACTTCGGCCAAAGTTTTCTTAAATACGTCGGTCATCTCCGCTAACTTTTTCCTATGCTCCATATAACCCCAGATAACTTGCGCCTTTTTTACACGAAGACATGTATATTTCTCGTATGGATCCGTGGCTTCTTGCTCCACGGCCTCTTTGAGATTTCGCTCACGTTCGCGAATCTCTTTTACTTGCTGTTTCTCTTGCTGACGTTTATCCTTAATCTCAGTGCGAACAATTTTTGACACTTTTTGCTGAATATCGATTTCTTCAACCTTAGCACTAAAATCGGATTTTACAGTAAGCGGTAGAGGCTTTCCAACCCAACCATGATAAATTTTATGATATGAATCATGATTTCGGATAAGGTCCTCTGCTTTTTCATTAGCCTCTTCGGGCGTTGAAAACGTTCCGCGAATTTTAATCATCCCATATATACCGTCTTCGTCGGGTGAAGCTCCAGCTGACGGTACAAAAGAGTGTAGAGAGTAAACTTGACCCGGAATGCGCGGGTCGGCATATTTTCTCTCATGGCAAAGATTTTTGATGTTAATATATCCAACATCTAGAACTTGCTGAGTCTCAGAATCAGTTAAGGGTGGACGAGACGTGGTATTTATTGAACTTTCTTCTTTGAATTTGGGTGCAGTAAGTGAACTTTGAGCAGACATTTTGTAAAAAATCTTAATTGTTTAAGTTTTCTTATAAATAAAATGCTCAAATCCAAAGTTAGAAGTCGTAAAAAACCTACAATAAAACAACTCAGAGAGATTTGTAAAAAGCAAGGGTTAGTATATGATCCAGAATTGGGCAAATGCAGACCCAGAAAACCACGTGTGAAAAAGTCTCGAAAACCACGTGTGAAAAAGTCTCGAAAACCGCGTATGAAAAAGTCTCGAAAACCACGTGTTAAGAAAAAGACCTTAGCACAACTTAGAGCAGAATGTAAAAAGCAAGGACTGGTATATGATCTTAAAACCAAAAAATGCAGACGTCCCAAAAATATAAGCTGTGATTCCTTAGTTGGGTTAAAAAATGTTGGTGGGTGGAGTTGTTATATGGACAGTGTGTTATTTTCATTATTATTCAATGTCAAACCTAATGATTATGTTGGTAAAAAATTAGAATTAACAAGAAAAAGTGTGCAACGAAAAAGTGTGCAACGAAAAACTACTCATGGCATGGCTAAAAAGAACTTGCGAACTTCTGTAATTGGACTGGTAAGATGCATTCAAGGCGCTGGGTTTCAAGGCAGTGTGCCTTCCGTTAACAGCGCAAAGTTACCTTTCAATAATAGAACATACAATTTACATTTCTTAAAATCTTTAAAAGGGTGTGCTCGTTGTCCACGAATACCCGGAGCTGGTGGATTTTTAGCGGGTGCGGGGGCTAATTTTTTACAACCCGGGCAAGCGGATGCAAGTGAATTCTTTGAAGTTTTCGCGCAAACCTTTAATATGAACGGTCTTAAATTAAGAGAAACAACATTCGGGACGAATGACTTATCTAAAAAACCAAAGAAAGCGAATTTAACACGTACATCAAGTATTACCAGAACAAACGACAGTGTAGCATATACTGTACCAGTAACCGAATTGTTACCTTACTGTACGACCGCAGACCCTATTAAACTTTCATCATTTTTAAAAGCAAGGGATGATAGCGGTGACTTATACAATCCTGACCCTAAACGAGACAATTCATTTAGATCGGGTGGTAATATTTATCGCCGTAGATTACAAACCAGAGAAGTCTTGGACGCGCCATATCTTGTATTTAGTGTTCACCGAGTTAGTTTCTTAAACAATAGTTTTTGTGAAGCGTACATTAATCCAAATAAAACTATAAAATTACCGGAAAGAAGTAAAAAACTTACACTGTTTGCAATTGTTGTGCATCAGGGATATACTGACGAATTGAGCGAAGAGGAAGATGAAGACGATATGCTTCAAAGAATGATGATTAGTGGAGATGCTCCGACCTCAGCGGGGCATTACACAGCGTATTTTAAGTGTGGGTCTGAATGGTTTTATTATGATGATCTGGGACCTAGTATCACTAAAGTTGGTAGTTACGAAGATATGATTCAAAGCGATCCCGATCCGGAAACTCGCGGCACGTTATATTTTTATAAATAAATGGACATAGCTAAGTTACGTAATATTTTACTAAGACCGTGTGTAAACATTCTACCGGTCAAGCAAAAAGTCCAAGATTATAAAAATGTATTGAAATCATGGAATTCGTATTGTAAAGGTAATTGGGATTCGACGGATCCCGTATTAAATTCTATTTTCTCATTTCGCAGAAACGGTCCCGATCATGTTTTACTATATTCTTCTTCGTTGATTCCTAATAAGATGCTAGTGTTGGGTAAAGTTGACGGTGAATTTATTCATATTTCTTTACCAAAGGATGCGGATATGAATAAAAATTTTGTCGCTGTTTACGTATAATTTTAATGAATACAAACATTATAGATTCATTACGTGGACGTACTGAGTTTTCTCCCCGGCCTGGATTCGTACTATTCTTTAGTTGTCATAAAAATACTATTTGGTTCTATTTTTTCGACAAATTGATAACCCAATGGTTGTAAAATATCTAAAATCTCATTTTTGTGCGGTTCAGTATGTGTTTCTGCAGATAAAATAGGTTTATCTCGACCAAATAGTTTGAGACCGCCCCGAATAGCCGGTGCCTCCATATTTTCGACATCAAAATGTATATATCCAATCGGATGTTGAATGATACCTTTAGATACCAGAGTGTCGAGTTTTACGAATTCAATCTTTTCTCTATTCTGAGCAGTCGATTGCTCTTTTTCTACATTATGCCATCGGGTTCCTCCTGAATTGTAATTGTTGTCCTTTAACCAATTTTCATCTACTGCGTGGGAATACACTTGATTATCCTGGTCAGACAAACCACACTGAATAACTCTTAGATTAGCTAAACGATTTAGCTTGGCAATAGTTTTTATGTATTCACATTTAGCTGGAGAAGGGTCTATCGCATAAACAATAAT